GTCTTCGGACCCACTTTCTTCTTCTTCCTCAGATTGCTCCTCGTCCTCGGCTTCATCCTTTTCTCCTGAAATAGCTTTACCGATTGCTTCTCTGCGGTTCTTGAGGTAGCTATCGGTTTCATCAGAATCGCCATCGTTATCGATGTCTTCGTCTTCTTCTCCAACAGGATCTAGCTTTTCAAACAAGGTTGGGGCGTAAGTTTCAAACTTTTCGCTTAAGATTTTGGTAAGTTTTTCGTTTAGTTGTTCTTTTAAGACGGTTTGTGCTTGTACAAGATTTTCTTCTGCTACCATCTTAATAAAAGAATTTATTGATTTATTGCTCATTGTTCATCCTTTTGCTTTCTATTTTTGCCAGTTTTACTATTTTATTAAACGATTCTTGTGATTCTGACAATAGTTTTACTAGTCTTTCTCTGTTTCCATTATTTAGACTTTCATAAAGTTTACTAATATTGTTCTGCTCTTCTACGTCTAATATTCCAATATTTCCGTCTTTTAGACGATACGATTTTTCGGGATAAAACTTTACAGATTCTTCTTTGATTGGTTGTTGTTTATCCAAGCAATCTTCGGTTATACCTATAGAATTTAGTATATTTTGACGTTCGGCTAATGATAAATTAAATATTAAATCCGTTGCCCGATTTGTTATCTCTTCTTTTAAAACACTCTTAAATTTATCAGGATGGCCATGAAGAACAAATTCAATTAATCGTTTCTTTGTATTCATTACTGCGGTCCTTGTTCTTCTTGTTCTTGGGTTTGAGCGTCTTCAGGAGTTTCACCGCTCATCATTTGTTGATACGTTTGCATTTCCTGAGCTTCAATTTGCTGTTGTTGCTCACGGTTTATTTGAGCATTTATTTCTAAAATTTCTTCTTCTGGTTGCATTAAGAAGTGTTTACGAACATACTCTTCAGAGAAGAATCTGCCTATAAAGGGAGTAACAGCAGCAATGATGTCCAATCTTTCTCGTAAAATATCATTACGTTTAAGTTCTGTAAAATATGAATCTTGATTAAACGTAAACGAAATGTCTTGGCTGATGCGATTCCAATCTTCCAACGACATGAGACCTTTGAGCAGAACTTGAGTCTTTAATATATCAAAGAACAAAACGCTGAAACGTTGTCTCAGATTATCAATAAACTTGGTGAACTTTACTTCATCTCTAGTAATTTCTGCAGAGCGACCCATGTTAAAACCGGTGTCTGGCATCATTCTGGATAGCGGAACACCTAAAGCACGATACAGTTTCTGTTGTAAGTACAACACATCTTCCATCTGGCCTAAGTTTTGACCGCCATCTAAAGTCGTGATTTCTGTGCCCCTACCACCTTCGCGGCGAGGCATCCAGTAATCTTCAAGCATGTGCATATGATTTCTACCGTCACGAATACTGCCAGTGGCAGGATCGTACGTTATCTTATTGCGATAACGATTCATTATTTCTCGTAGATACTGTTCGGCTTTTTGCTTCGGTAAATTGCCTACGTCTACATAAAATATTCGTCGTTCTGGAGCACGAGAAATACGATATATGGCAACAGCATCTTCAATTTGTCGTAAAAGATTTAAAGGTCTAACAGCTTTTTGGAGATAACCAACTACACGCTTGGTTGTTGCGTCCACTATTCCAGAGTGTGCATACGCAATCGCATCAGGAGCAATTTTCCAACCAGAACTAGAAGTAGGATAAGCAGAATCTTTATCGGTATCTGCATACAAATAGTATTCTTCTATCTTTTTAACGGGAGCAAAAGGAGCAGAACCACCCCAGACTGCTTTATCCTTTTCTATCTTTCTTATTTTCTTTATTTTTACTGGATCAATAGGTACTAGTTCTACTATTCCCTTTTTAATATCATTTTTGTCTATTCGCTTATAATAAAACAATTTAGAATCGATATACCAACGTCTAAAAATATCAGGAGCGCGATTTGAAAAATCCATCAGCCTTAGGATGTAATTAAACTCAGAGTATATTTTTGTTTTGATGGACTCGGAAAGGTTTACACGATCAAGATTAAGTTTTATAGGTTTTCTGTCTTGATCTAAAACTATTGCTTCGGTAACAATATCTTCAATTGCTGCATCCACTTCTGGATACAGAGACATTGAACGATACTGTGCAAGCATTTGATTTTCGTCACGGATTGCTCCAGAAAAATCAACAAACGTACCAAAGACTCCACCGGTTTCTAAAATATAAGAACCGTCGTAAGAATCGGGAGTCAGTACTTCACCTACCGGTCTTGACTCTTCTTTTTTCTTTTTGCCTATGCTGTATCCAAATAATTCAAATTCCATAATATATCCTATTAAGTTCCACTAGTAGTGGTTATTGGGGCGTTATCATATGTATAATGAGAATACATAAGAGTTACGGCAAACGAACCTAAAACGTTATCCTGGCTCATATCAAGAACCAGCGGACCAACAGCAATAGGCCAAATGTTAAATAAAGTAAAAGTTCTTCCGGGGAGTGGATTATCGCAATTTACTTCATATTGTTTTACCACCCAAGATTTACTCCACAAAGAACTAGGATTGGTAGAACCAGTAGGAAATGTTGTTTTATTTCCGCCATGTGAATTAATTCTATCGTGCCAATCGTGAAACATTTTATGTAAATTTTCTGGATCGGTTTGCCCACCAGCATGATCATCTAAAATAGTAATTTCCCATGGAAGATACGTACGATCACCGTGATAAGTTACGGTTCTTCCTCTATAGTTTATTGCTATAGGACCTACAGACGCTTCTGGTAGCGTTGCACTTCTTATATGAAATGGACTTATTTTGTTTCCATTATCAGAAATGCCCGGTTTTATAGAACCCTCAACAACAAAACGGTTTAAGCGAGTGCCGCCTTTAAACCCGTTGATAAAATCGTTTATTGACTGATTAGCCATAACTTCTTTCTGTGTATTAAATTATACTAACAGTAAATACAGTTTCTCCATCAACATCGTTTATAGCATTCAATATAATATTTTCTGCGTATACTGGAACTCGTAGTGAAATGTTAATTACTAGTTTTCCCTGATTTATTGTTGTTGCTGTATTGTTAGTCTCATCGCACGTAATAGTGTAACTTCCACCACCAGCACTGGATAGAGAATAGATGTCTTTCAAGAAAGAGTCTACATTTCTTGATAAGGTTTCTCGCGTTGCTTGATTGTTGCTTTGGTATAAGTATTGTTTTAGTATAGTTTTTAGATTTCTCTTAATATAATTAAGAAGAACCACCACATTTAATTTGTCCAAAACACTACTTGTATTATTTTTATATGTTTTATTTCCTAACAAATACGTTCCAAATCCGGAATATTGTCTTATTGGATTTATGTTATTTTGCTTTAAGTATGTTGATTCTAGATCACTGAATGATTGGGTTAAAGAAATAACATTTTTAATTGCTTTGGTTGGTCCGACACCAGCAATTATGGGGAAATAATCAAAAGACGATATATTAGAATTATACGCCATTATACCAGCAATGTCTGCACTACAGTTCAAAGTGATATACGAACTAGGCCAAGTTGAATATATGGATTTAATATCAATTTGTTTTCTTCCGCCTATAAACGATACGTATTCTGAACTGGCTAATGTAACACCGAAGTCGGCTTCTTCAGAATCGTAAGCAGAATCTATACCGGTAAGATTGCTTTTATTACCAATTAAAGCCACACAATCTTGTCGAGTATTTGCGACATTTATTGCTGCTCCTGCAGAATATGTGTTACCACAATCAAAAACAACATCTAGATCTGGCAATACGCTAGTATCGTGTAGGGGTGTAGACGTTAAACTAAAACTAGTGTACGATCCGGTGGATCCTGTTCCACCGACATAACAAGTACCGTATCCGTAGTCTAAAAATTGGTATACTGACAGCCATTCATTTTTCCAAGATCCGGTGGGACCAGAGCTGAAATTTTTTGTGTTTAGTCTAGAAATCCAATCAGTTTTACTAGTAATGGACATCAGACCCTGCTCTATTTCGGCAGTAACGCCTAGAGTGGGTATCAGACCATTGGTAGAAAGTGTTCCAGCTTTAAAATTATAGGCCATATTTTCCCTCTATTATAAAAAATATTTATAATTTTTACAAATTGATATCTTCTTCGCTATCAGAAGTAGAAATAAAGCCAAAACTAAACCAGTCTTCTTCTTCTATTTTCTTGATTTCACCATCAAAAAGCTCTTTTCGGATGTCAATATTGGTTATTTCTTTAAAATACGACTGTTTAGTTAACCACGAAAATAAAACTAAACACATGACTAAATCATCTGTGTGGCCATCATCAGCAGCGAAGGTGTTGTATTTTGCAATAAACGACAATAACTCTTTAATAATGTCTTCATCTTCTACGATTAGTTTGTCTTGTTCTATCAGACTTTTTAATATAGAACAGCCTAGTTTTTTTACAGTTGCTGTGGTTCTAACCCCAAACAAAGATTCTCCACGGCCAAATCCACCATTTAAAACCATACCGGAACGACCTTTATTCATGCTCATCAAGATGTTATCGTATTCAAGATCATGGTGTAATATATCCGCAACCTGACCACCAATATCGTTTACTTCTACCAGAACATAAGCATTATTGTATTTTTTTCCAAATGCCGCAATAATTGTAGGTAAAAGCATGGGAGAAACAATATTGTTTCTATATTTTGCAACTATTTTGTATGGAGCTTCGGTAATATCAAACATCACAGCGGCACTGTAATCATTTCCTTGGCCTCTAGAAGTGTCCACAGTCATAACGTATATTCTGCCGTCTTTGGGCTCTTCGTATACTGTTAGTCCTTCTTTAGTTCTGTATTTGGGTGTTTTGCTTGCCAGTACGTGTAGTTTAGCTGACGATATAAGAGTGTTAGAAGAACCTATAAAGTCACAATCGTATTCGCTTTGAAATTTATGCTCACCTCCAGCACCACCGCCCAACTGTTTGATTGTTCTGGCTTTCCATTTGTTGTCTCGTAGAGGGCCACCCGGATACAGAGGAACTTGAGACCAGTGTACTTCTATAGGCACGTACTCATTTTTTCCTTCTTGGCCTTGTGTTTTGGTTGCACCTTGCCATAGGCTGTAAAACATGTTTAGCCCGTTTGGTGTAGAAACTATAAGAACTTTTGTGGTTTGACCAGAAGTAATAGTGGGATATACGGAGGTGAAGAATTCGTCTGCAACGTTTGACGGGACGTGGGCAAACTCGTCTAAAAAAATTACGTTATACGAACCACCACGAACAGCAGATGCAGATGTAGCAGATGCCATTATACGAGAACCGTTTTCTAAAGCTATAGACGTTTTGTTCCATTCTATAACTCCCTGTTGTAACCACTTTGGAAGATACTCATACGATTCTTTCACGCGTTTCATGATTTCCGTTGCTGTTTTTAGTTTGTTTGCCAAAATAGCAACATTTACACTCTGGTTAAAAACAATGTAATGAACAAGCCATGCAACTATTGTTGTTGTTTTGCCTGTTTGTCTGGGTAATTTAGCTATAACGTAACGGTTATTTTGTATTGTATTTACTATATCTTCTTGATAATCGTAAAGCTGAAACGGCTCAAGACCTTTATCTAGTGTGATAATTTTAATATATTTTTTAATAAAATAGACAGGATCTTGAGAACATTTAATGTACTCTTCTATCTGTTCTTTAGTGAACTCAATTTTGGTTCCAACTTCTTTTAAGTTGGGATTACCCAGATATCCTGTTTTCTTTTTGTATCCCATTATTTACTATTATCGTCTAAAAATGTTTGACTGTCTAGTGCTTTTTTACGGCTTCTATCTTTGTTAATCAAATCTTGCAGTTCGCTTGTGGATCCAACGTATATGGAATTATTTGTCGTATTTTTTACATTTACTGTTTCTTTTTTGACTGCTTTTGCTTTCTGATGCAAATCTAGCAAATCTTTATTCATATCTGCTACTGTTTTTAATAGCTGAGACACTACTTCATATGCTCTGGGAGAATCTCCTGCTTTTGCTACTTTTAAGATTTCTTCGATAGCTTCTGATCCGTTCGCTATAAGCAATTTTATATTGTCTTTGGCGTATTGAAAATCGGTATCTAAATTTTTTTCTTCTTTATCTTTATTTTCTGTCTGTTGAATGGGCTTGTCATCAACCGGCCCAATAAAATCAATACCCAAAGATTTAGAAATAATATCATCACTCATAATTATTATCCTGTAATACCGAATGTTATACCATCTATCAGTAGTTCTCCAATACCTTGGAAATTTGTTACCCTGTATTCTGAACCTTCTTTACCGTACACATAAGATTTTGCGTTAAAAATATAAGAACTTATAATAGATCTTCGGCTATTAAAATCGCCCTCGTATTCTTGTATTAGATTTGTTTGGACCAGAGTTATAGGAACGTCTACTTTTCGATGAAGCCCTGTAGGATTCATACTTATAACAAACTCTGGACTAAAATACGGTAGTATTTGTTCCATAATTTGTAAGTTTTCGTCTATATTTCTGGTGTAAGCGTATAGACCAAAAGTAAAATTATACGGAACTTCCGCATAAGAAGCAGAACCGGTTAATCCAGTGCCGCTACTTATTTTTCGTTTTAGTTTGTTTATGTGTCTCAGTGGATCGTATGTAATATTTGTTATCTCAAATGCAAGCTGAGGAATACTTAATTCTACTCTTGTGAGTTCACTAATAGAGCTTGGTAGAATTAAACGCTTTACAAACTTTTCTTTAGGAGAATATGTTAGAGGAACCAAAATGTCTTGATTTTCTCCCGTAGACGTTTTCTGCATTACGTGTATGTTGTTAAACAGCGAACCAAACGCAATAACTAATTTTCGTATTGATTCGTTTTTATAATACGTAAACATCAGTAATTTCCTTCAGAGAACGGATCTGTTTCTGTAAAATCTAATATATCTAGTTCGGTATCCAGATCTTGTATTTCTTGATTCTCCGCAGTCGTGCCTCGCAGATAATCTTCTGTTTGTGCTGCGTCTATATCAGTATTTCCAGTGTTGACCGATTCTTCATTGTAAGTGAACAGTTCGCAGGTAAGTCTAAAACTGTATAATTTGCCTAGTTGATAAAACGGATTTTCGTGTTCTACGAAATTTATTTCAAATATAGCTTTTGCTAAAGGAAAAAATATCAGATCGCCTTCACGCGGTCTGGTTATTTCTGGTATTCTGGCTTGAACTTCTTGTATAAATCGTTTTTTAGATACTGTAAGGTTTACGTTATCTCGTACTTCGATACCAAACTTGCTGGCAATATCGCCTTGTCCTTCGAAACCAGCAACAGAATCAATGTACATTTCTAAAGGTATACCAGTTTTAAAGAATGTACCCCACTGTTCACCGAACAACAAGTCTTGTTTGAATCGGTCTCTGGGTATGTACACCATATCTCGTCCCATTGTTCTTATCATTTCAATGGTAAGATCTTCTACGAGATTTTGCTCTCCTGAATAGTCTTTAAAATATGGGTTTACTGGCATATTAACCTGTCATGAAATCTACTGGTAGTTCAGAGTTGTACAAGAATTCTTGTTCTATTTGTGCTATCTCTTGCATAGCTTCAGCGTAGATTTGGCCTCCACGCATGGTTACTCCACCGGGTAGAGCAACACCATCAAATTTAGACATATTTGTGCCCCATTGTTTTTTAATAAGGGCGGTGACGTATCGTTTAAGGTATCTGTCATCGTATATTTCTGTAAACTTTTCTGGATCTAAGGCCGCATACGCTTGTATTGCAATCCAATCGCCAGATTTAACTTCTTCCGCCCAGTTCATGTTTAACTGTAAACGATTAGTTACTTTGCTGAAAGCAATAGCTTTTTCTGGTTGAAAATAGTCTTCAATCAATTTTATATACCGCATCATGGCATCGTAGTTAGCAAGACCCATGGAATGGGTTCCTTGTAAATTACGATTAACACCGAAGTAATCTGTTAAAGCCATTTGGTAGCGGACATCAAACATGTTGATGTTTGCAAAATTACCAAATTGCATAACTTTTACTATAGAAACAATTTCACGCCCTGTTGGGCCGTCAACTCCATTAGGAGCAGCAATATTATCGGTAAGAATATACTGATTTGCAATATCTTCGGCTGTTATTTGGTACTTAAAAAATACTTTTTCAACACCGTCAAAATGACGTTCGATAAAGAAATCTAAAGCATCGTCTAAACGCTCTTCGCACTGTTGCCAATCTACGTTTATTTCTACTACAGGAGCACCTAAACGACGTAGACAGTATTGAATTAACGATTCTCTTGAATTTGGTTTTGCCATAAATTACCTTACAAGTATTTATGGCAATTTAAATTTGAATTTATTGTTGTACAACAGAATCGGGCGGCAACTCTGGATCTTGTGGTTTATTTTCTGGATCTGATTGTTTAGGTTCTGGTGTAGTAATAGGAGTTTTCAGCACCTCATTAAAATCCATATTTTCAATATAATATCTGCGAGTTATTGGTTCGTTTGCTTCGTCTGGTGCACTATGCTGATAATTAGTAAATCCTGGCATATTTAATGGGCAATTTAATCTAGGATAATCTAATTTGCTGTACTCTTTTCCTGTTGACATTAGCCAAGTATGTGGTTTATCACCACAACCACAGCCACCACAGTAATGCTTACCAGGCGTTTTGCTTTCTTTTAGATGTTCGCATGGGGGAAGAACTCCACCACGATCAGCATCACCAAAACAGCTCAAAACACGTAGTTGTTTTGATGCCGGACTAGTTTTTTTATCTGTTAATCCTCTAGAAGTTAGAGCGGTAGCAAAGCTTTTAACCATGCTCATTTTATTCATGATACCTCCATTTTGTTGGTGGTTTACCATGCTTCTAAACGCCTGAAACCCTTGTTCGGGGGTTGGTTCATTAGTTGGTTGTTCTGGTGTTTTTTTATTTTTATTGCATCCACATCCCATAATATAAACTCCTATAATTATATAGTTAAGTTACAACAAAAATTTTAATAGTCAAATATAATTAATTCATCGAAATGCGCGTTTACAATTTTCAATTCCAATTTGATAATCGTCTTTAGTTCTGGCCCAATCTTCATTAAAATCTTGTATTAATTGGTTTACATTATTTTGATATATTTGCTCGCAATCATTTTTTATCGTATTAGCACATATTTCTTTCTCACGTATAAATATTTGATTTTTTTCCTCAAATATACGTCTAAGTGTTTTTTGTTTTTCTAGTAAATTATTAAATTGATCATTTAAACAATCATTTATAACCAGATATTCTGTTGTATATAATTTTTCTTTACCAATAGCCAGAGGAGTAACTCTAAAAAATGAAGAATTTAATTTATAGGGTCCTGATATTTTAGGAAACGTATAAGCAGATTTTATATTTGAAATGTTTTCAATATAAATTCGCCTAAACAACCTTATTTTTATAGAAGAATTTCTATTTACAATAGAAACCTTGCCGTACGACTCTTTGTTTGCATCTTGTGCATAATTGTAATAATTTTTAGATATCTTTTGAGTAGAACCTAATTTGTAGCCAGTGGAAGTTAAATATAAACCGTCTTTTAGATGAGAATTATTATATACATCTGATTCTAATTTTATATTTTTAAAATAAAATGCAAGCTCATCTTGACTTGGTAGATACCAATCTTGAAATCCATTTTTTACGTATGATTTAATATAATTTAAAAGTTTTATTTCTATATTAGAATCGGTATTATACAGTCCGTCTGAATTTGATATATTTAAATCTGTACCGGTTTCTTCTGATGAATTATATGGTAGTTCTATTTGTAGATCATCAGTGTCTGCTATAAGTATCCAGTTGTTTGTATAACCTGTTTGAGTTCCTTTTCTTGCTTTGTATGTAATTGGATCTCCAGTATTTACATTTCCAAACACAGAAACTTCTTTATTTGTATCCACATTAAATGCACCAACATAAACTCCACCCTGATAATATTGACCAATATTTGGTAGTTCTTTTAATTTGTTTGTGGTTTCGTCTAATTCTTTTTGATATACTATTGGAGGAATTCGTGCTTGAATAGAGTATGAATTAATAATACCATCACATATATCTGTATCGCATGAAAAAAGACCAGTTATATTAGGTGGAAACCATGTGCCGGAACATTCTAGTAGTGTAGATTTTTGGCAAATAGATTTACCTTCACTAAAACCACAACAATGACCTAAAAGATTCTCCGATGATATTTGTGATGTTGTTTTATCTAAAGTTTCTTCTGTAATATTACTATTTTTTACACCATTACATACAATTTCTCCACCATCAGAAACACAAGAACCGCCCAGAGTAAAACTAGGATATAATCCTTCAGCCAATCCTTGATTTTTTTCTGCACATTCTATAGCACTATTAACAGCTTCACAAACTTGTACATATACACCATCGTTATTTTTCCAATAACAGCATGCTCCTTGTGGTCCGATTAAATTAGTAACACATGATGATGTTTGAGGACAAAAAGTAGAATTTGTACCACCAAGAATGAAAAAACCGCCTTGACAAAGGCTACGATTGTTTACTACACTATTAGTACCACAACACCAACCACTACCGCCTTGATTGACATCGGGCTTTAGTTGTTGATTTTGTATTCTGGATCTAAAATGTATACTCATATTAGCAGTCCGGTAATGTGTTGCAATCTGTTGTAACAGAACAATCCATTAATACGCATTGACTATTGCCATTTTCATCTGTTATCAATTTATATTTATTAAGTCTTCTGGATGAAGAAGTTAAAGATATTGGAGCTCTTGGAACTGATATTATTTTAGTTTTCTCCACAGTTCTAAACGAACCATCAGTGGTATCTATTAATGATAATATAAGAGTTGCGTGAATGTTTACGTATGTTACGTTGCTGTAACCACTGGTTGGTACTTTATCAAAATATACAAGACTACCATCTAATGACAGAATAGTATCCGTTACGGAACCAGAACTAAATGAGGCTGTTGGTTCTGTACTCCAGTTGATTATGTTCCCATCGTATTCGTACCAATAATTTATCTGCCAACCGTCTAATTTCCATTTTGTACCAGCAATATAATAATTAAATCCATCAGTATCCACAGGAATACATTGCCCATTTAAAGAAGTACATCTGGAACGTAAAACTGCAGTAAAATATCCAGAATCATAATCAATAGAAACGTCTGCAGTAAAATCAATCTGTGGTATCGTTGAGTTTGTGTCTTTATATTTTTTTACCATTCTAACGGGAGCAGTTCTAACAGTAGAACTACAACCGTCTACACTCCAGTTGTAAAATGGCACGTTTTCGCCGTTCGTATAATACACAACAAATTCATTATTTTGTAATGTGGTTGTTGGAATGCTTATAGGAGTTCCACTCAGAGCTTTTTCTATTTTATAACGGATTCTGGTTTCACCATCGCAAGCCCACATGTAAATAGAACTTGGATCTGCGGGATCGCTGGGATGGCCTAATGTATAATAAAAATATTCATTTGTTAGTTCGGTAACAGGATCTCCACCGTATATTTTTGGTGTTAGTACAGTAGTTCCTGGTCCGCCCGAAGTTTTTTGTATAATTACATTTTTATACTCTGATGGAGACGGAAGTATTGTACAGTCTAGTTTAGCACCGGCACCAGTATTTGGTCTCAACGGCGATCCGTTTTCGGTAAAACAGACGGATCGGCATTCCGTACCAAAACACCCCAGAACAGAACCATCACAATCTCCGCAGAACATAGGATACCAGAATATACGACTTAATTGTGCCTGCACTAACGCGTATTCTTGTGTAGAAGTATACCAATTAACTGTGTCTTTAAGATCCCATGAATACTCCGAAGAACTGCTATTACAAGTTGTTCTTGGTGGCATAACAATTCTATTTAAAATTAATTTTCTGTCTTGAGAACCAGGTATTGGAGTAGTATCTGTAATTTTTATTTCTGTGATGGCGTCTATACTGTAATCAGAATCTCTGTCGTATTTACAGTTGCTGGGGATACATTTTGAACTGGTGGTATTAGTGCACGAAATTGTTGTGTTTTCTATTTGAATTATATCCACTAAACAATTTGATTCTGCTGTTTTTATGATGTTGGTACCAGGCTCACACCATGTTTTAAATATTAGTGCGTAAACGTATCGTTCTGCTGTATAAAAACGACACGAACCAGACAGTTTTGGATCTTGGTATCTGCCTTCACAAACTCCAGTATTAATAAAACTGGTGTAAATCACAAAATAACGTATATCAGCCGGGTTATTTGGATCATCAAAATTTAAAAGTATATCATTCACTTTATCGTCAGGTTTAGCAGGACAACACGCCGCCAACTCTGTTTGTGTTATAAAAGTTACACCTTTATTTTCATTTTCTGCAGTAAATAACACGGCTTTTTGATTTTCTGTATTATTACTATTTTCTATAAAATCAGTTATATAAGAAGTGATGTAGTTGTAATCATCGTTCAATGTCACTCCTGCAGACGTTAAATTTCCGTATAGTTTAGATATATTTTCTACAGAAACATTATGCCAATACGGATATTTGTCTTGGTTTGCTAATGAAATACCCTTACAGGCAGCTTGAACAGAACCACCATTTAATAACACATCTATCGCTTGATCACACGGAGGAGAGCAATTATTTATTCCCGAACCTATATTCCATTCTGAGTGTTTACAACCAGCAGCAACTGCGGGATCGGGGCTAAAATTATTTTCGGTAGTAATAGTACAATCATTAGTGTCTTCTACTTCAGAAGTAGTCATACAAATCGGTGTTACCGTATAATTTGAACCCGTTTTTTGTAGATCTAAGCAAAAATCACAAGATCCGTATTGGGACTGAACAGGATAAAAATAATTAACACCCGTGGTAGGATCTTGAATGTAACAATCACGACAGTATCGTTTTGCCAGCCATTCAGATTTTATTAGTTTACTATTAGGTCGGCCTGCACAAGAATCAACGTATTTGGGTTGTATTTTATACACTAATGATGCTTTTTGAACATCAGAACTATTTTTTAATTTTATTTCAAAATTTGCGAGAGAATACGGAACGCCCTCTTGAATTTGATCGGTCTGATTATCAAATTGTAGAGCAAAAGTCACACCGTCTGTACCCGTGGAATTTGTTAATGTATACGTTCCGATAGCATTATCTGCTGATGTTATATCATAATTTTTAGTTTTATCTCTGACATGGAATAAACCATAAACAAAACCATTAGAATCGGTTGTTTTTGGTATTACTACTTTAGTGTTTGTGTCGTTAGTTTTTACTTTAAAAATTGCAACAGTTGCTGTATTTCCACTGCTTGCTGTGTTATCAATAAAAGTAGTTTGTGTTATTGTGGGTGGTTGTACTGTTTCTAAAATATAGTATAAACTACACGGCCCACGCAGATCGCACGTTTGGTTGTTCCACGCACCACCAGCAGTGGTACAGACAGATTCACTTACCCTATCGTGACAAGTTCCGTCGATACAACACGAGCCCACTCTACAAGAATTTTCACAGCTTATAAGTGCGTTAAAAACGCCCATACGAGTATCTTCACAATATTCTCTAGTTACATAATCTTCACAACCACCCGCATAACAACAAGATCCTATTCCGCCGTAATCAACAGGAACATCAGAACCAAAAAATCTGTCAACAAACGATGCGTTATAAGTTGTTAGATTCCCGTCCATAGGGGTTTCTATTCTCAAGATGTTCATTCCGGAACCGAATGCGTAATTTTGTATACCGGTTATTCCGTTCTCAAAAAGAACATTTTGTGGGAAGTTCCAAACATCGGATCCTTCAATAAAAAATAACCAAGACCTTAACTGGTTGTCTGCTCTTTTTCTAGAAAACGCAGTTATGCCTATTGGAGTGGTTAGCTTAAACACTGAAGATTTGTCTAAATCTATAACGTATCCGCCCGAATCTACATTTTTAATTCCATCAGTTATAGGAACAGAACCTGGTGTAAAGTTTCTATTTAAACCGTTTATAGTTATAAACGGTGTGGTAAAATCTGCAAACGATTTAACCTGAGATACAGTATTAGTATCAGGGTTTGCTGTTAAACCGAACTCTAAAACAGCATAATTAAAATTTGATTTAAAAGTAGAGGCAGAAGAATCGTCTTCAGATAGCTGGTTTTGAACTCTAATTCTTGAAGTTGTTGCTGTAAAGTTAGTGTTTGTAAACGCTATAAAATTATCAAACGTATTTCCAAACAACACAGAACCAGAAGGAATATCATTAATTGTCAATATTACTTCAGTTCCGTCTGGACTCAATGCTGTTGTGGTGTACTGACCGTCACCACAGATCCCTCGGAATGCAAACGTCATTCCTCCACTAACACCAACAAATGCACTAAAATACTCAGAAGCAAATGCAGCACTTACACCTTTAGAATTATAATAGGTTATACTAGGACCAGTAAATCCAGATATAGGACCTATAGTAGTTCCATCTGATAGGTAAAAGTATACACCAGCTGAAAGTGGATTTGTGCTTGTTGTTACTTGTTTAATGTAAACACCAGTAGCACCTGTTGGGCCTGCGGTTATACCTAAAAGACCTATATTTCCGGTTTCTCCCATAGGACCAGTATTCCCTGCTGGTCCTGTTAGAGCAAATCCGTCTCCACCGATTGAACTAGATCCTATTTGTATAGATGGCATGGTTGTTAGTATTTATGGTGTGCAAGTACTACCCGTACAAATAGCATTTCTGGTGAAAGTCCCACCTAATCGTTGGCAATCAAAATTACTTAGATTAGCACATTTCCCGTTTGGAAAACAGCATTTTCCAATATCCCTACAATTTCCGGTTCGTCGTTCCGCACACGAAAGAGGAGAAAACGATCCGTTTACCAGAGTATCACAAAGATCTGTATTAATGTAATCAATACAACGAGGTCTTCCACTACCGTCACAAAAACAACAAGAACCGTATTGTTGTGCACTAAACGGAACCCCAACTCCACTGTCCAAAGAATATGCTGCTTCTGATCTAAAAATCTTTCTAGGACCAGTTGTTCCACCTATTTTTGTATTTTCTGAAAATATGGTTACTCTGTTTGTTCTGTCCAAAAATGCAGGATCTTCTTCGTACTGAGAAAAGGCAATATTTGCGGTAATACCAGTAACAAAATTATTTACTGTATTTGTTAAACTGTTAATATTTTTATTTGTAAATAAGGTACTCTGAGAAAATTGTGATGTTGTTATTTTTGCAATATGAACAGTAGTAATACCAACCGTATTTTCTTCGTATTTAAATAAAGATGCAGCAAACGTTTCTGCGGTATTTCCGGCACTTCTTAATCCTGAACCGTATTCTCCCAGAGCGTATCCACCTGTTAAAGTGACGCCAGAAATAATTAAATCACTACCGGAATACGAACCCGTGAGTCCACCTAAAAACTTAATAGGTTTAAAGGTAGCAGTCAAACCAAAAACAGGACCTTTAATTTCAAAACTTTTATTTAGAACAGTACCAGTAGAACCAGAAACAGTATAATATTCGTCTTGATTGGTGGAAGTAAATTCGCTAAACGTATTTCCGGATAGCCCATTTAAAAGTATTTCTGAAGAATCTGTAAGATAAACGGTAACACCATTCGTATTTGCAAACAAAATAAACGATACGCCTAAACCTGTTGCGCCCGTTGCGCCACTTAATCCATCAGGGCCAGTATTACCTTTAGGGCCTGTGCTGCCTGTAGGACCACGATATGCCGAAGTATCGACAAATAAATTATTTACTACAAATATACTGGTTCCTACTCGTGTCATATTAACTCTATATTAAGTGTGTCTATATTTCTTTGGTTTATCTTGCTCTGTAGTACGGACGGTAATAGCCATAAGTATCTATTTTCTGGAACTTTACCGTCGCATCGTATCATTCTTATCGGTCTAACTTTATAAGTGTTTGTTCTTTTTGCTTTTAACACCCGGTAATCGTTTCCATTGATGTCCATGTCAAAGGCTACAGCCAATGAGCCCGGTTTTGGTTTTACTCCTTCGTAATAAACACCTTCACCCGTATTATAATCAAAAGTGCCGGTAGAAGACCAATACGTTCCGTTTAATCCTTGACCTCCGGACACTAACATAAGATGGGTGTTTATATTAAATCCTTGTAGATTTGAAGTGCTTGCTGCAATAAATCCTAACTCATCATGACTTGGCAGATACCATCCAGAAACATTTCCAACATTTCCGGTTATACCTTGTGTGCTAGAAGTTATACCATCAGATATTTGTCTAGCAGCTTTAAACGCGTTTACAGCAGAATAATCAAAATCCGACCATTTAAAAGTGCCATCTAAACTTACTCGTTTTGTGTATGCGTTATTTGCATATAAAGTGCGTATCGTATTATACAACCCCCAAGACTGATGCCAAACACCGTGCATACCGTAGACAGATTTAGCAAAAACTCGATTTACTCCTTGAATACCATATTGTGTGCTTGCCGAACACGTTGGAAATGTTTTTACTAAAAGATTACTATCTAATCCGGTGACACCACTAGTTACACCTCCAGTAACACCTATGGCCCAATATCCTTCATTATATTTCAAGTGAGTATTAGAATAATAAACAGGTCTTGAACTAGTATCGGTTGAATCTAAATTTAAAACAAAATCAAAATAATTTCCACCAGCATCGGTTATTGGTCCCCAAGAAGAACCGGTTATGCCCCAAGAAAATTTATTAACTTGATTTATTGTTATGTCTCTTGGGTATATTATAATTACATACGCCTCATTATCAAAACCACAATCTTTGGTTATACCGTATGCTGTGTGGTCTAAAAATGAAGTGTACAATTTGCAATCGTATACTGTTGTTCCGTCTATTTTTGTTATATCTGAAGGATTAAACAGTTCACTTGCGCCAAGTATTTTACTTTTGCCAGGTTCGTATCTTCCAACAACAATACCTCCGGCGTATTCTTGACCATTTCTAAGTGGCACACCATTAATATAACCTATGCATGAAATGGTTTCTGGGCACTCAAATTCATCACAACTTCTTCCCATACCTAAGAAATAACCATTTTTTGTTAAACATTCCATACCAGATAAGATAGAACATTGATTGTTAATACAACATGGTCCTGTTCCTGTAGAGCATACAGAAGTTCCTGTTGTTGAATTTATACAAACAGATCCAGCACCTTGATAAAAACCCGATATAGATAAACAGTCTTGTTCTGTTAGCTCAGAACAACCACCAATTCCATCACAACACGCACCAGTTTTATTTGATACGGACGAACAGTTTACAGTGTCGCATTTAGTACCATTACCTGCAAAAGAACTGTAAGAAATACCAATACATTGAGATGATGTCAAATTAAAGCAATTAACTCCAAGTTCACCCGGGAAGTCTACACAACACGCACCTGGTTTGTTGCAGATAGAACTGTAAGTATTACCACAAGTAGTGCCTACTCCATGAAAATATCCTTTACAATTTACTGCAGTTGTTTCTGAACATGTTCCATCAGCTGTGCAGCAAGCACCTAATATCGAAAATGAATTAAATCCTAAAATTTCTGGTAATCCTGCTGCTTCGGTGAGTGTGCATAAACGCTTGAACATACCTTCGCCTTCACATGCACCTACTCCTAAATGTTTGGCTGTAGCGTACCAAATTCCTTGCAAACCAAAGAAAGATACGCGTATATCACAGGTAACTCCATCAACAGAAAAACAAGGTGGACTATTTAATGGCCATTTTATTTCGGTTGGAGAAGTAAATCTAGTGCTTAGTAATGAAGGATTTTTTGCATTTCTTAAGTACAGTTCAAAGCCGTAGGCTTTTCCGTCATCAGGACATCTTGCTATATTAATGCTTGCAGTGTTTCCAGAAAAATCACCAACAAATATTTTGGAAGTAGAACCGTACATTAAACCGTCATATTCGGCAACAAACGGATTTACATCGCAAGTTATTCCTGTGGCGGTAATAATACAATTAACTGCTCCGGTTGAACCGGTCCAACCCATCCCCCGCACTCTTTCAAAGATATTAGCGTTGGCAAAATCTAGTCCATAGAATGACCCAGAACTTGAAGTTATTCCTACAGCTCCACCTACTCTTCTAAGCTTTCCGTCTTTGAATTTTAAAAGATAAGACTCTGTAAAAGACGTATTAGGCACAAGAGTAAGACCAACTCCTGCAATAGCCG